GTAATTTGTTCTGGATTTATCACTAGTTGGTTTAAACCGGGTACAAATAAATTTCCACAGAATCGAGTATGTGATAAATCTTCGCCATATACCATCTTTATTTTGAAACCTAGATTAGTAAACATTTGATTAGTTAAATATTTGGTTTCGATGCCTATTATACCATCGTCTCCCTCGACATAAAAGTCTACATTCCCACTAGGATAATCCTTCAGTAGAAATTTGAGATTGATGTAGTTGCTGAAACCATTGGCGAGGCTTGTCCACATTTCACCGGACATTCTGCTGCCAATAACAGACGCTGAATAGTTTGTGCCTTTCAAGATGTTGACCCGCGGTCGGCCTCCATCGTTGTAACATAAATCTATGATCTTCATCACTTCAGGATTATTGACCAAAAAATGTTTAAATAATTGTTGTTCGACACAGGCTGTATATTGAGGTGAGAAACATGATTCAAAAGATGAGTAATCAGTTTCTATTTTATATTTATATTTATCTAGGTTGTTTAATTTTGAAGGTATTTGATTTATGGGTGTACCTTTCACAAAGTTGTGTAATTTATATATTTCATGTTCAATTACCTGGATAAACGCCCCGACGGCAACTTTGAAATAATCACTTCGCGAGTTGATCAATCTCGCTCGTTTGGGTTCTTCAAAAAATTCTGCTTTTGGAAATGTGTTACATATAAATTTTTTGGGTCCTAAATGAAATGTGTTATCATAATAAATTTTATCAAAACAAATTAATAGATGGTTTTTGAATGTTTTAGAATAGTGGCTGACAGAATTGAGCCAGTTAATAGTAAATTGTCTTACATCTTCTATTTTTGGTAATACTTTTATATTTAAGTCATTATCAATCATAGTAAGTGTTTTTAAATGTTGTTGAACGAATAATAAAAGTTCTGCATAGACGTTGTCTTGTACCTTGGGTAACAAAGGATTTATCCGATAAGAAAATGATTCTTTGATCATCACCGGGTCCCTGGGGTCGGAACAAGGCACTGAACCTTGAACCACGCCGGGCACTAGTTATCGTCCATAGGGTGTTTTAGCAAAATCAAC